GTATCAGCATAATAAGTTAATACATCTCCAACATATGATGCTAATTCTAAAAAAATCATTCCAGGAGATGATTCATTAAAATCAGTATATGTTTGTGGAAAATATTGTTTTGTAAAATTAATAAGATTCTGTCTAATTTGACCAAAATCTTTTCCTAAATATGCTATATCTTTTTTCGTAGTTTCCATTTATTTACCAATCATTGAACTAACATTGTATTGTCAGTTACAAATATTTTTATAGTATCTGTGCTAAAATTTTGCACTGTATATGTTAAATGTATTTCAACGGTATGAATTAATGTAGAATCATCTTCAAACGTTTTAATATCAATATTTTCTATAACAATATATGGCAACCAATATGAAATAGGACCACGGATTGTATCATCTACTGTTTCTTTAAATTCAAATGTATTTGGTTGAAATAATAAACCTAATAAATCGGTACCATATTCTGGAAGCATATACCGTTCACCGAGTTGTGTTAATAAAAGGTTTTTTAAATTTTCTTTTGCTTGTTCCGGAACAGTATACAATGTAGTAAAAATATTGTTTTCATTACCTATTTTTACTCCCAATCCAATTGGGTTTACTGTATTATTTTGTTGTACAGGTGATACTGATTCATAAACAAATGCCATTTATTATCCTTTTTTCTTATTCATTGCTTTCATTAATGCTGAATAATCTCGAGTCATTGCTTGTGCGACTTCTGGTGTTACATCATAAACTTTACCGGTTTCTGGATCTTCCATTACTTTAGGAGTTGCTGTAGTCGATTGCATCTGCTGACGCATCATACCAAACCCTTGAGCATCTTTTGATGTAAACCGTAATTCATCCATACCTTCAGTCATTAATTGTGCATAATCAGTTAATGCATTGCTATTTGATTCTACTAGTCCATCTGTTTCATTTAAAACCGAAGCCCATTTATTTTCAGAAAACTGTACTTTAGGTTTTCTACTAGATTCATTTACCATTCTAGGTGCTACTCGTACCGTTTCGGTTTTTTCTGATTTTTTTGGCTGAGCCATCTCATTAATTGTTGATTGTAACCCTTCACGCAGAATTTCCGTCAATTCCTCTTTAATAACTTCACGTACGGCAGTTTTAAGTGCTTTTACTAATGTTTTTGTATCCATATGAGTCTTTTATATAAATATTATGTCCATGAATTTTGTGAAGCCTTAGGGCCATATATAGTTTGCGTATCAGTATCGATATAATAATCACCTATATTTCCTAAATTATTATTAGGTGCACCGTTACCTCGTAAAACTTTAGATGGAGCTTCAATTAAATTTTGTACAACATCTAATTGATCTTGTATCAATGTATTAATTTCAGTAACACGTTGATCTAAATCTACATCAGATACGTTAACGCTATCATAAAATTCACTAGGATATGTTGCATTAATTAATGCAGCTTCTGGAGATAAATTACTATCTGGAGTATCTGTATTATTTGTTGATACATTATTATTAATATTCAATATTGAATTATCATTTCCAGTACCGCAGATAGAATTTAATTTACGTTCTGTTTTAGCAATTAATGAGTTTGCTTTATTAGTAATCTTATTGATTATTTTTAATAATACATTTAATATGTTAATAACAGCTGTTATACCAGCTATTAAATCAGCAATAGTTTGTAATGTTTGATTTTTAGGTCCTTCTGGTACACCGATTACCGCAGGAATTGCTAACAAAATAGTAGATGTAATATTAGCTATTCGAGCAGCTGCTTGTAAATTAGAAGCTAATGGTTGTAATCTTTGATTAATACGATTTAACTCATTAATTATAATTTTTAATTTAGCTAGTTTTCTTTTTAAATCTAAAACCTTAGGATCATTGCATTTTACATTTTTTCCCAATGATGCTAATCTTTGTTGTAGTTGATCAAATACTTGATTGAACTTTTCTAACTGTTTATCTACAACAGGTTTTATTCTACTGATTACCAAATTTGGTAATTTTGCTGCTTGATTAAATGGAAATACCGATGACATTAATTTTCTCCTTTGTCTTGTCGTATTTTTATATTGTCAATTTTGTCAATTAAATCTAAATACTTATCAACAAAGGCATTACTTGGATTAATACAAATTGGCATATTATTACTATCTAATAATCCACCGGTTGATAATAAATTAAAAAATAACCAAAATAATTCTTTAACCGATGTACTATGTAAACCATACTCTTTTTCAGAATTCGGTTTATTTCCAATTACTAATAAAGGAGAATTTAATTCAATTGCTAGATTCGAATCTAATGCAACTACATCGGTTTTTGATTTTAAAATAATTCGATCTGCTACACCTACAAACTGAGATTTTGAAAATGCAGTACTGGTATTATCACTATAGTTTAAAGTATTATGTAATTTTAAATTATTTAATCGCTGTGTGCTAGTTAAATATAAAGATGATGCATCTTCATTAATATTTTCAATTGTAAATTTTTTCGGTTCTGAATTTATATGACCGTTTGAAATTACGATAATTGGATCTGTTTGATTATCACCTGACCATGGTGGTTGTATAGAATAATTACTGCTATTAATATTAGTACTACCAATACGTATAGTATTTCGATATCGTCCTTCGAATAATAAATCGCCTTTAAATGGCTGTATTGTTGATGACAATACATCAACGAATTCATCATCTTTTTTAAATTCGTTAGATATAATTGGTAATATATTATTGTTAATATTTGATTGTATACTAATTAATGATAAATAATACCATTGATAATTACGATTGATAAAACTAGTTGTAGAATCATAACCTTGAAATATTAAAACCGTTTCACCTTTAATTGGAATTTGTTTTACATTTATATTTGCCGGCTTAACATTTTCAATAACTTTTTTAGTAACATTTTGTTTAGTTATTACATTGATAGTAAAATCACCATTTTCTTGTTTATATGTATTTGGAGAATCTATAACTTCTCCAATATAAAAATTAACTTTACTTTGATCAATCATTAGATTCCTTTGTTAACTTTTGTTTAACATCGGCAATTTTTTGTGTTAATATTTTGTCTTCTTGTTCAATATTATCAATTTCTTCTTCTAATTCAGCAGTCATAGTTTTTTCAGCAATACGAAGTAATTCTTGTTTTTCTTCATCGCTAATTAATCCATCAGCACCAGATATCGTTTGTTTAGTAGAAATATAACGTTGAACAATAGCAGTTAATTTAACGAGATGATCGTCATTCTTAACTGCTACGTCTAGATATTCTTTGATTAAAGGAACAATGATAGTTGCATCTGATGCATTTCGTATCAATGGTTGTAATTGAGATATAAGCTGATTTATTTGTCGATCTTTCTTTTTTGAATTGTGATATACATCGGACATTAAATCAGCAAAACTTGTTCCTTTAAATAATTCATCATTCTTGTCCATATGTAAAATCCTTTAATAATAAATATTAAAAAGGCAATTTTATGAAATTTGTACGTTCATATGCTTTAAAATTATCTTCATAAATTTGTTTTAATGTTTTCACTACTCGTGTTACTGCACTTGTCTGTGACGCATCTAATCCGGTACGTTCTCTGATTAAAATATACAAACGCTTTTTATTAAAATCTTCGATATGTTCTCGATGTTCAAAAATATGAAGAATTGAATCAGCAACATGTATATCTGTAGAGTTTGTAAAAATATAATTTAAATTATCATAACAATGTTGTACATATGCCGACATAAAATATTGCAATGTTTCTTGCATTTCGTCGTTATGCATTTCTGTTACTACGTTACGCTGTTCATCTATATCTAACTCCTGTGTATCTGCTTTTAATTTTCTATAAGCTCGATCATTTTCGCCAATTAAATAGTTATATGATGTTCTAGTATAATATGAATATGCTTTACCAAAATTAGGATCAAACTTATTTAATCGTTCTGTTAAAAATGTAACTAAATCTGTTTGCAGGTCTTGAAAAGTAGAATCAATATAAGTAGGTTTAACTGTATTAATTAAGTTTTCAGCCATCTTCATGAATGCTGGATAAATAAACCTACGATATATTTTTTCTCGTAAAATTCCATTCTCTGTTTTATTATATGCTAATATTGCATATTCAGTTATTTTAGTAAAGTATATATTACTTTTCTTCTTTTTCTTCGCCATCGAATGTTTCTTTTAATTCAGTTATTGTTTGTAAAAGCATATTAAATGTAGTTCCTGCTTCATCTTCCGCTTCAAACGCACCTTTATGATCAATTTGTTTCATGTTATCATATGCATCAGAAATTCGACCATACATATACTCATTTGTTAATTCTAATTCTTCAATATATTCTTGAGCGTCTGCTAAAGCTCCGGCAAGATAATATGCTCGATGTGTTGCATAAGTAATACCTATTAGTAGTAATATTACTATAATAATTAATGCTATCATAATTAATCTTGATTAAATGCGTTAAAGATATCAGTTAATGTTTTTTCTACAGCTGGATTATTTTCTGCTAAGTTTTTCAATCCATTACTCTTAGTTATTTTTGATTTTTCAGCAACTGGTTTAGGAGTACCTGCTTTATGATTTCTCCATCGTTCATATTCAATTTGAGATGCCATATGATCTGCATGGTGCAATAATAAAGGTAAATTTGTTTTTAATTTTGCTTGAGCTGATCGAGCAACGAAATATGGTTTATTTGCATCATCATACATTCCATCATGTATTTTAATTGCTTGATATTCTGTCCAAGACATTTTTACTCCATATTCCTGAAGCAACCAAACTGATAAATCTGGAACCATTGCAAAAGGAATATTCTCATTATGGCGATACATTTTACCTTGATTCTTACGGTGCCAATCTGATGTCTCTACTTGATATACTTCATTACCTTCGCCTGGAAATCCTATTTTACCTAAATCGTGATGCATTGCCGCAAATACTAATTCTTCTTTAGTATAACCTGACATATCAGATCCCATTGTAGCCCAAGTAAAATATAATGATTCAGCACACTCAATAACACGAAGTATATGATCTACATAGCCTCCAGCAAATGCATTGTGATAATGTTCTACTCCTGATGCCGGCATAAATATCATTCTTTCTTCAAACTCATCATACATTCGATTCAATGCATCTTTACGAGTAGGAAATAATGTATTAACAATTTCTCGATACTTTTCCCAATTGTCTTTAATTTTTTCTGCTTCTAACATAACTTATTTTTTAGATTTTTTCTTTGTCACTGGTTGACCTTCTGGAAGTTCTAATACTTCTCCTCGCATCATTTTATTTACACAGCGAAAACAAGTAATAGCATCTGCTTTCGAATCTACTCGATCGCAAATGCTACCACAATATTTACATGCTAATTTTTTAAATCCGCGAGGCGTTACTGATTTTGTAGGACGTCTCATTTTTGATTAATAAAATTTAAACTTCTTTCTAGTTTGTTAATTACAGCAATTAAATTAGAAATAACAGATTCTTTATCCGTTTTATTTTCTTGCACCGATCGTCCCATTGCTTTTACTATTTCTAAAGCATCAGTTACTTCATTAATTGCAGCGTCTTTGTAATTGATAGTTGGCATAACTTTTATCCTATTTATATATTAT